TTGACGGCGTGCTTTTCCAAGGCCAGCAATTCGATCTCGTCCAAAATGTGATTGATCGAGTGCTGGATCATGGGAGCGTGACGCATCTCCGTGGCACTTTCCGGCTCGAATACATGGATCACACTGTGCGCCGGTAGATCGCGAAACCCATGGTCCTCGATGACGCGGTAGAAAATCGGTGCCCCGTAGGCATCTAGCTTAATCCCGTCGGTGGTTTCGTCGCCGTGGTCCCCGATCCGATGGGCTTCGATCAATTGAAGTGCCGGGAAGCCGTCACGGGTGCGGGTTTTGTGGACGAAAAATTCGCCGTCAGTATCCATCCCCCGGCAAATGAGAACCTGGCACTCCTCAAAGCTGTAGCGTCCGGTGACTTCACACCGGCTCGACCATCGACGAAACACATCTTCCGCCTTGCGGTTCCATGCTGGATCGGGAGATTGCGCTTGAGGCCGGAGTCCATCTCCCACCGAATAGATTGCCATGCTGCCCACAAGCTCGCGGGCAAATCCTGAGTTCTTGAGCAGATACCGCGAGCGTCGAACCAGCTCGGTGCGCACCCGTGGGGTGAGTTCGTTTTTGGCGTCGGTTGGAGCGGCCCCGGGAACCGCACCTCGACGTGGGGACCAATTGGCCGCCTCATAAGACGATCCCCAGGCCTTGGGCTGAAGAGCGGGAGGCACCCACCGGACAGCGAGCTTCTGAAATAGACTCATTTTGCCAGAAACCCTCCCACCAATGATTGGGATACCTTGCGAGGCCTGCCGTAAACCTCCGGTTGGAGTTTTTGCAACGCAAACGAGCACTCCTCCAAGGTCTCCTTGACGGTCATCGGGAATTGCTTAGACACCGAGGAACCAGAGTCACTCCACGACATCAGCGTTTTGCCTTCCAAAAGCAGGCTCTTGGCCCGGCTCTGGATCTCCAGAATCTCCGGAACGCTAAATCCAACCGTGAAAAGTCCTCGGGCCATGCCGTGCGGCATGTGTCAACAGGATCAACCCAAGACATCCTTCCCTGATGCCACTCGGGCTCGAAGCGTGGCAAGCGAGACGCCGTGCGGGAACTCGAAGTGAGGCGGGTCCGCAAACGATTTCCAGTCGCCGCCCCAGACTAGCCCGAGTTCCTTGCCGATCTCACCGGCTAAAGAATACAACCCAGAGGATCCGAGGTATTTACCCTCCGCGAAGATGCCGATGTCGTAGGCGAGCGCGAAGTTGTGATTTGAGAATCCTGATCGCGCATGGGTGACGATGCTTCCCGGACGAGTCCGGCCCTGTTCATAAAGAGCGGTCTGTTGGGCGTAGGTTCGATGGCCGGAGATGATGGCTGCGTCCATCAAAGAACGAAGAAGACCAATGTGGCGCTCGGCTAGTGGTTGAAGACGTTGATGCAGGGAGTGGACCTCCAAGCCGTTCCAGGTGCCGCCGAAAATGTGGACCCGGCTGCGCTCGTCAAGAGCGGCTGGTTGTGCCGTGCCGACCCAAGAACGTGCCGCAGCTCGGCTCATTGGGCCGATGAGGCCGTCGATCTTTCCTTTGTAGAAACCAGCGTCTCTGAGCTTGCTCTGGACTTCCCGGATTGCAAGGAGGTCGTGACTCACGCCTGCGGGGCGGAGTCAACCGGATCGTCTTGGAAGCGGTCGCTGACGTCTATCGTTTCGTCGTTCCTGATCACCATCGCTTTGCGGCCACCCCCGAGCTGGAGCCAACGCTTAACAATCACGTCGCAGTAAAGCGGATCAAGTTCCATCAGAAAGGCTTTACGCCCACAGTTTTCTGCGCCGATTAAGGTCGAACCGCTGCCACCGAACAAATCCAAAACGTTCTCTCCGGAGCGGGAGGAATATCCCATCGCCCGCACCGCCAATTCGACCGGCTTTTCGGTCAGGTGGACCATCGACTGTGGGTTCACCTTTTTGACGTGCCAAAGGTCGGTGGCATTGTTTGGGCCGAAATACTGGTGAGCCGCCCCTTCTCTCCATCCGTAAAAGGCGATCTCGAAAGCTCCCATGAAATCTTTGCGGGTCAAAACCGGGTGTTCTTTGTCCCAGACGATGGCTTGGGAAAAGTAGAGGTCGGACTCACGCAGCGCGCCGGGGTAGTTGGCGAGATTGGCGTATCCGCCCCAAATGTAGAAGCAACGACCGGGTTCGAGGACGCGAGCGATATTGCCAAACCATGCCCGGAGCAATCGGTCAAACTCCTCCTCGGAAACGAAATCGTTGGCCAGGGGTCGATCTTTGGCCCGCAGCTTTTTATGGGTGGCCTTGGATTTTTCCGGATGGCGTTCTACATCGAGCTTCTGGTGGTGCATCGACTTCCGGGCATTGGGGCTCATCAGCGGACTGTCCGAGCACATGCCCGCAGCGATGGCGTTGTTGCTGCGGGGCTCGACCTTCACGTTGTAGGGTGGGTCGGTGTTGACCATTTGGATGCGAGATCCATCGAGCAACCGGTCCAGATCGTCTGTCTTTGAGGAATCGCCGCACATCAGTCGGTGGTTTCCGAGAACGTAGATGTCGCCGGGACGAGTGAATGCTTCATCGGGAAGAGCAGGAACAGTTGATTCGGTGAGGTGGTCCTCAGGCGGGAGCAGCTTTTCTACTTCCGTCGAATCGAAACCGGTCAGGTCGAGGTCGATTTGACCGTCCAATTCTTTGAGGATTGCCGCGATCTCATCGGAGTCTGGTTCAGCCAGCTCGGCCAGCCGGTTGTCACCCACAAGCACCGCCATCTCATCGGCATCCGAAGCGAAGTCCTGGTAGTCAACCGGCACCAGTGGGGTGCCGAGTTTTTGCGCAGCCAGGAGTCGACCATGCCCGGCTACGATCAATCTGCTGCGTTTGGAAACCAGGATGGTGTGACGCCAGCCGAAGTATTTGATCGCCTTGGCCAGAAGCTGGATCTGTCCATCCGGGTGTTTGTTGGGGTTGCGTGGGTTAGGTCGGAGTTCGTCAACGGGAACGAGTTGATCGAAGGCACACCAGACTTCGATGCTCCCGGCGAGTGCCTTCGGTTTGATTTCGGCGCATGGGTCAGACATGCCCATCCTGCGGGTGTCAACGGGCCGGGATTGACACTTTGGCCTGTGCCGATGGGCAACACACTAGCACTGGACCTCGGCACGACCACGGGATGGGCCATCCGCAAGCCCGAAGCGGTAATCTCCGGGAGTTGGTTACTGGCGACTCCCCGAGAGCTCCGGCAGCAACGAAAACTCGGACAAGAGAGAACTGGGGATCTGCGCTTCTTCCGTCTGCGGGATCGGATCAAGGAAACGCTCGGCGACCACCAAATTGAGACCGTCGTGTTCGAGGATGTCTTGTTTTTGTCGAGCCAAGCGCAGAGCCAACTTTGGGCGTCGCTCCGAGCTGCGGTCTGGTTGGTATCGGAGTCCATCCACGTTGCCTGCGTTCATACGGGGACGCTCAAGAAGTTTGCCACGGGGGCGGGCAACGCTGGCAAAGAAGCGATGGTTGCGACGGTGGCCAACCTGCCGCCGCCGTGGGGACGTGTGGTGCGGGACGACAATGAGGCAGATGCAGTGCTGATTTTGCGTTGGTGGGAGGCCCAAAACGCCGCCTGCAGTAAGTGTGCCAGCTTGCCCGCAAGTCCCTCATTTCGAGGAGAATAAATCTGCCGAAAAATGTCAAAAAGTCCTTGGGCTGTTTTCGATTCAGAGCAATGACATGACCACGATGAAAACGCCAATCGCACCCGCCAAAACCACCCGCAAGACCAACCAAGAAAAGGCTCTCGAAGCTTTCTGTCACCACCTCGCCAGTGCCCGCGAATTGAACACGCTGATCGGTCGCCACCTCGACGATCACCTGGGCATCGGACCCGACGAGGTCAATTGGGCCCACGTCGGAGACGCCAGCCGCATCCACAACGCACTGCGCGAAATCGCCACCACCTTCAACCTGATCTGAAAGGCCAACACCATGAACGAGCACGACATTGAAAGCATGATCCTCGACCTGCAATTCGAAACCGACCACCCGACGGCCACCGAAATCGCCTCCAGCGTCAGTTTCAAAGAAGCTGGGATTCTCACTTACAACCGGGGCGTGGTTCTTCGAATGAATGACGGCAGCGAGTTCCAAATTACCATCGTCCAATCCGCCCTGCCACGACAAGGCCAGACCGATCCCACCAACCGTGAAGCCGAGGAGGGCGACCAATGAGTCGCCCTTCTGATTTAGGGGACCAAGCGCAGGCCGCAGCCGGGGCGCTCCTCGCCCTGGCCGAGTGCATCCGGGATCTCGGCAGTGTCCCCAGCGGACATCTCTGTGCCCGGCTCAAGGGCCACATGAGCCTCGAAACCTATCAAAAGCTTATCGGCATTCTCGTGCAGGCCGGAATGGTCTGCCAGCACCCCAACCACCTTCTTGAATGGACCGGCCCGGGTGGGTCGGTCGTCGAGACAACCCAAACTAGAAAGGAAACTCCCCAATGAACACTGTAACCATCCCACAAAACGCCACCACCAAATCCCTCCTCGAAACCCACAAGCCGCCACGCGGCGCAACGCATTTCCGCTACACCGAAGGGCGTCGCAAGCCGGTCATCGATTCGATCAAAAACATCAACATTCTGGCGGGCTGCACCGGCAAGTTGGAGTTCGGCAAAGTCACTTTCGAGGGGCGGGGACGCCACGCCAAGATCAAGGAATTTACCCCGATGGCGCAGACGCCCGAGGCCACCACCCACCGGGTCACGATCCTCGAAGCCAACCGTGCCGCCCAGGTGATCGAAGGGGGAACGTCACCCACGCCGAAGAACGGCAAGGCTCGGAAAAACAAAATCCTCGGGTTCTCGGCATGCGCGGTCGCTAAAGCCCTCGGGGCCGCAGGCGTCAAATACCCGGAAGCCGATCTGATCTTTCGAGCGCACGGAATCCAGATGCCCAAGGCGAGCCTTTCGGTGCAGCTCGGATTTGGGCGCAGACCCGAAACCTGGGAGCGACATGGCAAACCCGCCGAATTGAGCGCCGAGCAGATCAACGAACTCCGACAAGGAGTCCAGCCGTGAAGGCCGTCATTACCTAACCACTGGCAAACCATCCCCTTGGGGCTGGATCGGCTCGTCCACTTCGGTCCCGTCAGTTCGAGACTCCCTTCCAACCAGTTTGAGCATCAGCGCCCCGCAAGTCTGCATGGTTTCGCAGTCAAGGTAGTGGTTCGGGCGATTTCCGATCTGTTCCCAAATCCACCGGGTTCCTTTTTTGACGCGGTGCTCGGATTCCAAATGCGCGAGATATTCTTCCGGCACGTCATCGGGGACTTCCCAAGTGGGCCCAAGGGACGGGTCTTGGTTGCGACGAAGGCGGGCCAAGCAATCTTTGACGTTGAGGCTGGAGAACCGATGGACGAAACACCCTCGATTTCGCCCCACCGCCACGCGGTTTCGCGAGCTGTAAAACCGCTCCACTTTGCGTCCACTGGCGGCCTTGTGGACAAAAGTGGCGCGAGGATCGCCAATCAGGGCGGTCCAGCCACGGTGCGAGCACTGCCGGTAAACCTCAAAGCTGTTGTAGTTGGCGTCGATGAAAACCAAACTCTGGTGGATGGAGAACCGCTCTTGGAGTTGATCGATATCCTCCCACGTCCCGATTCGCTCGCACCACAGAAGCCGGGACGATCCTTGCGGCGTCCACGATCGCACGACCGCATAGAAGTGATCCATCTGCACATCGACCGTCAGAAAGCGCAGAGGGATGATGCTGCCTGATTGCGGCAATGGCTGCGCGATGACGTTGCCCCGTTGGTCCACCCCGCCCTCTTCGTCCCACGGCTCGCCCATCCGGTATCCGCTCTTGGTGATCTCGATCTTGAAATCCTCGACGTATTCGCGCCAGGGGAGCGCGAGCCTTTTTTGGTAAAATTGCTGGAGCAGGGAAGTATCACCACGACGGGCTGCGATCTTTGCCCGCAGGTAAAGCTCGGCCAGCTTGCCCCAAGGCATGGTGGCGAGCGCATTCCAATGGAATCCCACGTTTTCCTTGGCCGCGTTCGGGTTCTGCGGGACAAACTTGCCGGTCGCGTTGAGCCGACGCCGTGTTTCGTCGGTGTCCGGCAGATAGGTATTGCATGCTTCGCAGCGCAGCGAAGTCGATTGATGGACCCGCGTGAAGTCATACTGCTCGTTTTTGTCCTTGCAGTCCTTCGACCACTCGATGTTCTCCCATTTGAACGGTTGCCGGTGCCCGCAATGCGGACAGACAAACGTCCACTCGCGCATGTCGGTAGTCTCAAATTTGCGGTGGGTGTCGTCGTCCTCCACGCCGCCCTGGGAGGAGAAGATGCATTTGCCCAGCCACCCGAACGCCGTCACCCGCGCCTCGGCTTCCGCCATGTGGCCGGTTGGCCACTGCCAAGTCTCATCGCCAAATAGCCAGCGGATCGATCGGCGTTGCAGATTGGTTCGGTTGTGGGCTCCCGCAACCCAAAGCGTCATCCCATTGGCGAAGTGGATAGTCGTGTTGCGCTTCTGGTGCCGGTTGGCTGGATAGAGGGCCCGCACCGGCTCACAAACATCGAAGAGTTTCTGGAGGCGGGCTTCGCTCTGGTCCTTGGCGTCCTCGTCGGTTTCGTTGAGCCAGAGTGTCGGCCCGGGCATGTTGGCAATCACGTAGGCCAGTGCGATTTCTGAAACCGTGGTCTTGCTGGCTTGGACGGCCGCAATAATCGAAACCAGCCGCACCCGTGGGTCGGTAATGGCCTCAAAGATCTCTTTGATCTGGGGGGAGTTCTCAATCCGGAAGGCTCCCGGGTTAGGGGAATAGGGAATGGCTCGGATGTGTTCT